CCCAATCGTGAGAAGAGTATTCTCTAAATTATTAGCTAACGACATCGTGTCTGTACAAGCAATGAACTTACCAATCGGTAAATTGTTCTACTTTGTACCTAAAATTCAAGGTTATTCTGGTGGTACTACAGCAGATGGATTGTTTGGACAATCAGGTTCACACTACGCTCCAATAGGTTCTCCAGGAAACTATCCTGGTAATCCAGATGCTGGTTACACTTCAGGTGATGGTACTTACAATCCTATATACAATAAGGATTTGTATGACTTATTCTACGAAGGTAACGAAGCTGGTTTAAACCCTCCTGGTTTATTTGATTATTCAAAAGGTCAGTGGACTGCAGTAACTGCTTCAACTGTAACTTACGCTTGGGCTAATGCTGGTGTGTTAGTTCCTAGTGCTTACACTACTGATAATTACAGAAAAGTAATTATTGTTATGAGTGGTTTCTCTAACGCTGGTGCTGGTCAATTGATTGGTCCTAATGGTAATACAATGGATACTGAAGAATTCTTATCAGGATTGAACATCTTAGGTGTATCTGGTAACGTTTATACTTCAGCTAACACAATGAATCCTTACTTGTTTAGAGTTGTAACTCAAAGATATGGTAAAGGTATTGTACAATACGGAAGTCAGGTAAACACTACTTGGCCAACTGGTAATAACTCAGGTGGTTCTTACTACAATGTTTGTGACGCTAATGGATTTATTTTCTTAGAAGTTGATTTACAAGCTCCGGTTTGTATTACTTGTGGTGATTCATCTATGGACGGTTATACAGGTTCAACATTCTCATCTTCAACAGCTACTAACAATGCGTTCTTAGCAATCTACAGAAACTATAAAGAATTGGAATTTGAAGACCAAATCGGTGAAGTTTCTTTTGACCTTGAGTCAGTAACAGTTTCTGTTACAGAAAGAAAGTTGAGAGCACAATGGTCTCCTGAATTAGCTCAAGACGTTGCGGCGTTCCACAACATTGATGCTGAGGCTGAATTAACAGCATTATTATCTGAGCAAGTTGCTGCAGAGATTGATAGAGAAATCTTGAGAGATTTGAGAAAAGGTGCGGCTTGGAACTTGAGATGGGATTACAACGGTTGGAAGAGACTATCTTCTTCTGGTACGACTCCTTACACTCAAAAAGATTGGAACCAAACTTTGATTACTGCAATTAACCAATTGTCAGCTCAAATTCACAAATCAACTTTAAGAGGTGGTGCTAACTGGATTGTTGTATCTTCTGAAGTATCTGCTATCTTTGATGACTTGGAATACTTCCACGTATCAAACGCAGCTCCTGAGCAAGACCAATACAACATGGGTATTGAAAGAATCGGTACATTGTCAGGAAGATACCAAGTGTATCGTGACCCTTACTTCCCAGCTAACCAAGTGTTAATCGGACACAAAGGTACTAGCTTGTTGGATACAGGTTACATTTACGCTCCATATGTTCCTTTACAGTTGACTCCAACTATGTATAACCCATTCAACTTCACACCTATCAAGGGTATCATGACAAGATACGCTAAGAAAATGGTTAACAACCGTTTCTATGGTAGAGTAACAGTTGATGGTGTAAGAACATTCAACTTACAAGAATTGAGATAATATATCTTAAAACTTATAAAAAAAGGGAACTTCGGTTCCCTTTTTTGTTTTTACGTGGTATTTATATATAAATAATAATTAAATTATGGCTTGTAAAAAATCAACAATAACAAATACTTCAGGAAGTATTATAGTAATATCATACACAAGATGTGATGATAATTTTGTAGTGAATAATTATGAAATTCAATTAGGTGAAACCGTAAACATTTGGTATGTTGATGGTACTTTTAGAACGGCATTTGCTAATGTTACATTAACAAATACTGTAGATTGGCCTCAATAATATTTATTTAATACAACAAATTGATGGCTTGTAAAAGAAGTAAAATAACTAATAATTTTAATAAAATTAGTGTAATATCATACACAAGATGTGGTGATAATTTTATAGTTAATAACTATGAAATCCAAGACAATGAAACCGTCAATGTTTGGTATGTTGATGGTACATTAAAAACTGCTTTTACAAACCAAACAATAACCGACACGATTGATTGGCCACCAGTTACTCAAACTCCAAGTTCTTCGTCAACAACACCAACACCGACACCAAGTGTTACTGCAACTCAAACACAAACTCCAACAAACCCTATTACGGACACTCCAACACCTACGCCAACGGTAACTCCAACCAATACTCCAACTAATTCAGGAACTCCAACACCAACGGTGACTGAAACTCCTACGGAAACACCAACAAATACGCCAACAGGAACAATTGGTGCAACGCCCACTGAAACAGAAACTCCAACTCCAACACCAACGGTGACTGAAACTCCTACGGAAACACCAACAAATACGCCAACAGGAACAATTGGTGCAACGCCCACTGAAACAGAAACTCCAACCCCAACACCAACGGTGACTGAAACTCCTACGGAAACACCAACAAATACGCCAACAGGAACAATTGGTGTAACACCTACTGAAACAGAAACTCCAACTCCAACGGTGACTGAAACTCCTACGGAAACACCAACAAATACGCCAACAGGAACAATTGGTGTAACACCTACTGAAACAGAAACTCCAACTCCTACACCAACAATTACAGAAACACCGACACCAACAGTGACCGAAACTCCTACGGAAACACCTACACCAACGGTGACTGAAACTCCAACCAATACTCCAACACCGACTGAAACTGAAGTATTAACTCCGACACCAACACCAACGGTGACTGAAACTCCAACTCAAACACCAACTGAGACTCCTACCAATACACCTACACCTACGGAAACTCCGACAAATACACCAACACCATCTACAAGTCCAGTACCAGTCACAGGTTATGGATATAATTTAGTAGTATTACCTTATGAAGCACCGACTTCAGGAAACACAATATTCCCAACGTTTGGTACAACTAATAATAGTGGAACAACGAATCCTAATACATTCACAACAAATGGTGTTTATTGGAATAAAATTGATAATACGTCAGTTGATAGAACAAATTATTACTCAGGAATGACTGGGGTTTCTGTTACAGCGTATTTCACACAAAATGGTGATACTGCAATTTATAGTGGTTCTACAACAGCATTTACATTTGATGGCCCACCAGGACAACAGTCGTTTAATTATAATCCTAACATTGTCCCTGGTCAGTTGGTATTGATACAATCAGCATCTACAAACTTCGTAACAGGACAAACTGTTTATATTTCTTATACGGTTAACGGAGCTGAAGTAACACCAACTCCAACGGTAACTGAAACTCCTACGGAAACACCAACTAACACTCCAACTGAAACTCCAACTAATACTCCAACGGTAACTGAAACTCCTACGGAAACACCAACTAACACTCCAACTGAAACTCCAACTAATACTCCAACGGAAACTCCAACTAATACTCCAACGGTAACTGAAACTCCTACGGAAACTCCAACTAATACTCCAACGGAAACTCCAACTAATACTCCTACGGAAACTCCAACTAACACTCCAACTAATACTCCAACGGTAACTGAAACTCCTACGGAAACTCCAACTAACACTCCAACGGAAACTCCAACGGTAACACCAACACCATCACCAGTTTGGTTATTTACAATTCAAAACTCTAACACAACAAGAAGTGTTACAAGTGTCACATTCAATGGAGCACTACAAACTCTTGACCAAGGTAATTACCCTGTATTAAACGCTAATGGATTGGCATCTTCACATGGTACAGTATCAGGTTCTGGTGGTGATACTATGGTAATCAATTTTGGTGGAACAGGATTTAACGGACCTAACAGTAAGATATTGAAGAACGGAGTTGACACAGGACAACCATTTTTTGGTTTCGCAGGAGCATCATTCAGTTGTGCAGGACTTGCAATATTGGCTGGTGATAAAATTGATATTATTATAGATTAAAATACTTACTAATGTCAAATTTTAATTGGTTAGGGTAATACATACATTGAAAAGACCCCAACAATAACACCAACACCTACTATGACACCATCATAAATTTAAGAATTTAAAATTCTTAATGACTTTGAAACCGCTTCGGTTTCTTCCATCGTAAATGCACCTCTAACGTGACAAGCAATTAGTGCTTGTTTTATACAATACATTGCTTGTTCTTCATTCATACCATCAATAAATGAATTTAATTTTTCATTTGACGTATAATGTATTGTATCAAAAAGAGAACCAATAATTTCTTGTGTTTTTTTTGATATTTCTTCAGTATTTTTAGTATTTTCCATATGGTTTTATATTTATGTTAAGTATCGTAATTTTTTTCACAAAAACAACATGGAACAACAATTAAATGAAGATTTGGCAGTATGGTTTGGTAAAAAAAAGAAACCAAAAGGAAGTAGTCAGCCCAAAGGGCCGTGGGTTAATATCTGTAGAAAAGATAAAGATGGAAAACATCCACCTTGTGGCCGTTCAAACACCGATAAAGGTGCATATCCAAAATGT